ACAGATCCAGTGACAGCGTTTAGTGCAGCAGCTTTCCACTGAGGAACATTTGTATGTGGTTGAATTGCTAATTTAGGTGCTGTAGCAAAACTAGCAACCCAATCTGTACTACCAACTTGTACCCACTCACCTGCAGAGTTTCTGTACCATACTGTCAATGGATGATGAAGATTTAAATCTGGATCACCGAAGGATACATCGCGTGTAGTAACAACGGCATAACTTCCGTTTTTACCAACCGAGCTTGCTGGTCCGCCAGTTCCGTTATCTACTTGGGTTGGGTCAGTAATGACTAATGGAATTTTATTAGTAAATGTTTGGCCGCCAGTAGTCGAAGCTGCTGCACCATTCCACTCAAAAATACCCCATTTAGTATTGGCTGTGTCTAACCAGTAAGTTCCGTTATTTGGATCTGCTGCTGGAGCATCTGCGGATGCATTTAATTGTGTTAAGTCGAGATCAGCACGTACAACAAATGCACGATTGCTAACGCCCAATAAACTGTACGCAGCTTGTAGACCGTATTCGTTCTGTTCACCAGCATGAATTGGATTATTGTTTGCGTCTGTTTTAAATAGCGGATCGCCAAATGTGTCGGCAAGATCTTTCTGACTTGTTAATAGATATACTTGGCCGGCGTTGGCCTTCAATGTACCTGGGGCAGTACCATCGCCTGCTCCATTTGATTTGTTCTCGGCAGTCGCGACAACGATCAATGGAACGGTGCCAGGTTCTGCTGGAGTGTAAAATGATTCGTCAATAACTTTGACTTCTACGCCTGGTGAACTTAATGCCATATTAGCTTCTCCTAAGGGTTTACTTGTTCTAAATGTATTTAGCGCATTTGGATAAAATAGTCTGTCTAATAGCCTCTAAAAAGGGGAAGAAAAGGTGTGCATAAATACATTATGAGACCTTTATGTATATGTGGATACAATCCTGCAGCCGTTAACTATGTTAAAAACGGCCGAACTTACTACAGACGTAGGTGTGAAGCTTGTTTAAAAGGTGGGGAAGTGATCCCTAAATGGTATAAGGATGGTTACAGATTAAAGAATGTCTGTGATAAGTGTTCGTTTAAAAGTAAATTTAAAGAACAGTTTAACGTGTATCACGTTGACGGGAACCTAAATAATAGTAGGCCCACAAATTTAAAAACAGTATGCGCTAACTGTCAACGCATACTGAGTAAGGAAGGTGTTAAATGGGTTAAGGGTTCACTTCAACCAGATTTTTAATTTGACTAAACAGTTCGTCAATTGTTCCGTTATTGTCAATTTCTATATCAATGCCTTTGCCAATCCATGCGGTTTCACTAGCATGAATCTGTAATTTTTCCATACGCATTTTACTTAAAGACCAACTCATATTTCCGGGGCCTTGATTTACGTTATGTGCATCTTGATACCACTCGGGGTTATCTCCTCTAACTACTCGGACTACTTTTCCACCTGCTCTATGGATTGCGTTAATTTCGTTGGGGAAACGAACATCGCTAATAACAATGTTATCAGTAGTTTTACGCATTTTATTTTCAATACTAGCAATCCATATATCGTCGTGGAAGCCTTGACGGCAAACTTCTGTTCCCCATAATTGTAGGATTAATCTAGGAGTTAGATTAGGCATGTTTAATCGTTCTGCCCACCACGGATCGATCTGTTCTCGCCATTCTCGGGCTTCTGTTGTACGCCCTTCTAATAGTGTTCGATCCCATCCAAACACGGCAGCAACTGCGTCTTTGAGTGTGTTGGCAAAACTGTCTCGACGAAATCCGTGAAAGTTAACCAAATAATCTGCGGCAGTATCTTTGCCTGAACCAATAAACCCAACAAAGCCTATAATCATAGTGTCTCCTAACGATGCACTATTATATAACAGTTTTATTACAAGGTCAAGAATTTATACGCCATATTTGTTGCGTTTCGGCTTGGCAACTGTGCTGACTTTATTGATAGTGTCGAGCTCTTTACTTTCAAGATCGCCGTGGTTGAGATCTTCGTAGCTGGCACCCACAGCTTTGTAAGCTAGCTTTAACATGTCGGCCTCTTCTTGTGTATAAGGAAATGCGGCTTTCTTTTTGCCAATCCAACTTTTAGGATCAATGTCGGGCATAGTTTTACCGTCTGTTGATGCAACAGCCATACCTACTCGAAACTGGACATAGTCGCTATTTGCTTTCTCTGCATCGCCAAACAGATGCATACCCTTTGAAGATTGGGACTGACGCTTGGTTATTTTAGCTTGTTTTGCTTCTGAAATAATTTCTGTGACTTTCATTCGCAATTCCATTTACGTAGTGCTAGAGCTTTTCGTGTTGGTTGGCCATTGTCTTTCTTCATTGGTCCATCCACTCCGCCCATTCTAGCACAGAATGATTTACGGCGTTTAGCATCTTTACTACCTGCTTTTAACTTGCTAGGTTTAGTAGTTACTGCTGTCTGCAATTTACTACCTGGGTTTTCACGACGATAACTAGCAACACCCTTGGCATTTAGGCCGCCCTTCTTGCTCTTACCTTCTTTGCGTCTCCACGCAGCCGATTCTGAAATAATTTCATTAACTTTCATAATTATCCAATAACAAACGTCATAGGTGTTCCGCCAGCAATTAGTGTTTCTAATTCTTTGTCTAGCTTCTCAATTTCTTCTTTGCTAGCAGCTTTTAAATCACCGCCGTTTAACTGTGTACCGCCCTGTGGTCCTGCAATAGTGGCAAACTTTGATCGTGCTTCACCTAGCATACCTTTACATATTGCTAGAGTATAGTCTCTAATCCACTGTTTAGCATACAGGTCATTAATCAAGTTATAGTCCGGTCTATAATTGTGACAGCGTAGCATTATTGTTTCACCTTCTGCAAATGGTCTTTGTAAAATACGCAGTACATGACTCTGTTGTATCCATTGAAACTCAATGAAAGCTCCGAACATTCTACCTACCATTTCTTGATATTGTGCAAACATATCGTAAGTGGCTATACCACCTAACATTGTACTGTTTAACAAATATGTATTGGTATAAGCTAGATTAAATGGCTCAAAATTCGTACCTGTACCGCCACCTGTTCTTGATCCCAATGTACGTCTATATACACTTTGTACAAAGATAACTTCGTCTGGTAATCTATAGTCGTTAGTGTCTTTTATTAACTCTAAAAACATGTAGCTTTCTTCTACAGCGTTGGGGCTACGTTGTCTGAATCGATTGATAGTTCGTTCTAACGCTGCTTCGTAGTGCGCAGCATCTAGCTCAATATCAATCATACCGTCGCCTAGCATAGTGCGGACATAATCGTAAACTTTTTGTTTTTCAGCTTGTGGATTTATTTCTGACATTTGGTTCTCCCATTATATTTATACGCTAAATATTATACTATGCCAAGATTATCACTTTATCGGCCCGAAAAGGGCAATGACTACAAGTTTATAGATCGCCAATCTAGCGAAATGTTTCAGGTTGGCGGAACCGACGTTTATCTACACAAATACATAGGTACAGACGACGGCACAACTGTTAAAGATATTACACAGATACAAGATCTTGTGTTCTTAGAAAATCGAGACAGAAAATACGACCCTAGCATATATCGGCTTAGGGGTATTTACAATGTGCAGGACTTGGATTTTAACCTAAGTCAATTTGGACTGTTTATAGATAACGATACGCTGTACATGACCATGCACATTAATGATTTTATACGTGCCATTGGTCGAAAACCCATTAGCGGAGATGTTATAGAACTACCACACATTAAAGATGAATTTGCACTAAATGATTTTGATGTAAGTTTACCTAGATACTTTGTTATCAGTGATGTTGGACGTGCTGCAGAAGGATTTAGTCCTACTTGGTATCCGCATCTATATAGATTAAAACTAACTAAGATTATTGCTGGTCAACAATACAAAGATATATTTGATCAAAAGGTAGTTGATCCAGTAACTGGCGAAGAAACAGATACTACCTTAAGCGATATACTAAGTACTCATGCTAGAGAATTGCAAATTAATGATGCTATTTTAGCAGAAGCAGAAGCCGATGCTCCAAAGAGTGGATATGAAACACAACATTTTTACACACTGGCTGTTGATGATAAAGGCAATGCACTGTTAGAAACAGTAGATGATACGTCGGCACCTCCGGATGCCGGTGACACAGGATTCGATGTCAGTAGAACAGCCAAGAGACCACAACGTGCTGGCTACTCGGGTTACTTGTTAGGTGACGGAATTCCTGACAACGGTGCAGATTTTGGCAGTGGAATTACATTTCCTAATTCACCTAACGATGGCGATTACTATCTGCGTACAGACTTTCTTCCAAATAGATTATTTAGATTCGACGGAGCTCGATGGATCAAACGTGAGGATGCTGTGCGTACTGTAATGACTAACGACGACCCAACTAATCCGCTATCTGCTAATCGATTGACTCAGAAAGGGTCGTTCATTAATAATAAAAATAGAACTGGAGTTAATTTACTCACCAGTGATGTTTACACTGCACCAGCTAACATTACTCAGTTATTAACCACAGTGACCTACACCGTCGGTATGTTTGCCAGCGCAGTAATTAGTGATTCTATAATCCCAGAAATTATAGTAACATCTGGTACTGGTGGCAAAGCATTGTTAACATTCAATGTTGAAATTGTATCAGGACAACAAATAGCATGGAAATTATATTCAAGCTCAACTGATCAACGACAGTCACTTAGCAAAGCACTTAGACCCAAGGCAGATTTATAATGGCACAACACTTTTATGACGGACAAATTAGAAGATATTTAGTACAAACAATACGCTTGTTCAGTAACTTTGTAGTCAAATATGGCGATGGCACACTGGTTAGAGTTCCGGTAATGTACGGCGACCAAGACAGACAGGTCGCCAGCATTATCAAACAAAACAGTGAAAATACTGTGCTGTCAGCACCAAGAATTGCGGTGTATATAACTGATCTAGATTTAGATACCAGCAGACTAGGCGATGCTAGTTATGTGGGCAAAGTACACATACGAGAACGTTCTGTATATACTGACAATCAAGGCAATGAAACTTACGGCAATACGCAGGGCGATAACTACACAGTTGAGCGACTAATGCCAACTCCGTTTAAATTAAGCCTAAAAGTAGATATTTGGTCGGTTAATACTGATCAAAAACTTCAGATACTTGAACAGATTTTAATGTTGTTTAACCCAAGTTTAGAAATACAGACCACCGATAACTTTGTTGATTGGACCAGTTTAAGTGTAATAGATCTTAGTGATGTAACTTTTAGCAGCAGATCAATACCTACAGGTACAGCCAATGACATCGATGTTGCCAGTTTGAGTTTAGTAACTCCTATCTGGATTAGCCCTCCTGCTAAGGTTAAACGACTAGGTGTTACTACCAATATTATTGCCAGTATATTAGGCAGTATCGGTAATCCAACGCCAGATTACATTGAAGGACTAGGAGTTGATCCTATGAGCGGCACTCAAGTGCCTAGTAATCCATTGTTTACTCAACAAACTACTATTGGTAACTACGATCTCGAGGTTGCGGAGGGATCTATTAGACTGCTCAGCAACGAAGGCAATTATCTTGCATGGTCTATGTTGATAAATCAAAATCCCAGTGTGTATCGAGCAGGACTTAGTAGACTGTATCTACGTCAGTTGGATGGCACATACGTAGTGGGCTATGTGACTATAAATCCCTTGGATGATACTATTATGATAGTCAATTGGGATGGTGATACGTACCCAACCAACACTGCTATCACATCAGATCACAGAGTCAGTGCAGGAACATTTGATGCTATCATTGATCCGCACAAAACAAAACCAAGCGGTGTAGTTGAAGGTACAAGATATTTAATACTGGATGATATTGGCGGAGGTATTCGTGATACATTTATAACTGAATCTAGTGTGCATAGAATCAATACCAATGTTCTGCATAGAAAAGTCAACGATCATAAAATCTTTGTAGACGGTGTAGAAGTAGGGTCAGGCAATGTACGCATACCTAATAATGTAGACTTTGGTAATTACTACATCACCTTGGACACAGCAGTGCCTGCGGGTAGTGAAATTTCATACGAACTGTACATGAACGAAGACGGACCTGATGCTTGGAAAAATACCGACTCTAGTGACTTTATTGCCGAAGCAAGTGATATCATTGAATGGAACGGCGAATCGTGGCAAGTGATATTTAATGCTGGAGAAAACGCAGACAATCTATTGTACCTAACCAACATATTTACAGGTACACAATACAAATGGAATGGTGTAAATTGGAGTAAAAGTTTTGAGGGATTGTATAGAAGAGGAGAGTGGCGTCTTGAACTTTAAAGAACGTATAGTTTGTAGTGGTGCCTTATTCTATGCAAAGTCTACTAAACGATTTCTATTATTACAAAAATCTACGGGCAAACATCAAGGCACGTGGAGTTTAGTAGGCGGCACAGCAGAAGATCAAGAAACTCCATGGCAAGGTCTTCAGAGAGAAATTCAAGAAGAAATTGGCAGTATACCTACTATACTTAAAACAATTCCAATTGAAACATTTGTTAGTAACGATACGGTTTTTAATTTTCACACATATCTGTGTGTGATAGCGGATGAATTTGTACCGTTACTAAGTGACGAGCATATTGGTTGGGCGTGGACTACATTGGACCATGCTCCAAAGCCCCTACATCAGGGATTGCGTAACAGTTTTAGCAGTAAAATTGTTCGTACAAAATTACAAACTGTATTTGACGTAATTGAATTAATTTAAAGACCAAATGATGCTCGACGTGCATTAAAGTTTTGAGTAACCTCGGCAACAGTTAATGCTCTATTATACATTAATACTTGACTGATACGGCCTTTCATATAACGTCCCGGTACATCAGTACATCCTATAGTTAAGTTTTGACTGGTCTGTGTCATCACTGTGGCGGAAGAGCTAGAGCTACCTGTTATTGTAGTAACACCACTACTATTGCCTACAATAAGCGTGGTGTTGTTTACTGTATTAGTACCTTGATGTATAATGCCTATCATATTCCAAGCATTTTTATTAATAACAACTG